GAACAACCCTCTGTCCGCGCCGAGCAGCAAGAGGGCTCGCCCGCCGAACTGCTCCCTGCCGTCGCTGGCGCGACGCCGCCCCCGAAAGGCTCGCGTGCCGAAACGGCTTTGCAGGCTGCCTGCCGCGAAACCTGGGCCGCGTACTGCCAAGCCTACGCGACCCGCTACGGCGCCGCGCCGGTTCGCGCCGCCAAGCAAAGCTCTCAGGTCAAGCAGATCGTGCAGGCCTTGGGCGCCGAGGAGGCACCGCAGGTTGCCGCCTGGTTCGTGGATCACCCTGCGCAGTGGTACGTCACGAAGGGTCACGACATCGGCCTGCTGCTGGCCGACCTCACGAAGCTGCGCACCGAATGGGCTACCGGCCGCGTCGTCACCTCGACCGCCGCCCGCCAATCCGATCGCCGCGGCGCGATGTCGAGCGCCCTGCAGAACCTGCTTGCCGAGTGCGAAGGGGGTGCGCAATGAATCCGAACGTCCTGAAGGCAATCGCCGTCACCGCCGAGCTGACCGGCGCCGAGCTCTCGGAAGCTGCGCTGCGTGTGNTGGCAAACGATCTGAGCGCCTATCCCGAGCCCGCGGTGATCCGCGCGCTGGACCGCTGCCGGCGCGAGCTGAAAACCCGCCTCACGCTGGCCGCGGTGCTCGAGCGCATCGAAGAGCAGGACGGGCGCCCGGGTGCCGACGAGGCCTGGGCGATCGCGCTTGGCGCGCTGGACGAGGCCGACACCGTGGTCTGGACCGACGAGATGGCCGAAGCCTTCGCAGTCGCCCGCCCGGTGCTCGAGGCGCGCGACAAGGTAGGCGCTCGAGTCGCGTTCCGGGATGCCTACGAGCGACTGGTGCGCGAGGCGCGAGAGGCCGGGCGCGGCTGCCTGTGGGTTGCCTCGATTGGGCATGACGTCACCCGGCGCGAGGCCGCGCTGACGCAGGCAGTGGAGCGCGGGCGCGTCGCAATCGCGTCGGTCGCGCATCTGCTGCCCGCGCCGGCAAGCATCAGCCCGGTGGGCGCTGCGCTGCTTGAAGGCAAGCCGCAGGCACTGCTGGAAGCGCCGGACCTCACTGAGCAGGAACGCGCGACGAACCTTCGCGGGCTGGCCGCGCTGCGCGAACACCTCGAGGCGCTGGATCGGTCGGCAATGCAGTGGCGCGCCGAGCACGAAGCCAAGATGCGCGAGCACGACGAGGCGATAAAGCGGCGGAAAGCCGAGATGAGGGCCAGCGTCGATGCGCTGCTGCAGGAGCGTGCGCAATGAGTCTGCAGCCACTCTCCGGCAAGCCGCAAGACTTCACCGCCTGGGCCAAGACGCCGCCCGCCTACGGCGCGGCCGGCTCGGTCTGGGAGCGAATGATCATCGAACTGGCCGAGCAGGGTGAGCTGCGGTTTCTGGCCATTTTGCGCGATCACGTGAAGACGGGCGTCATCCGCGCTGAGCGCGCTCGAGCAGCACTGACCCAGACGTCCGCTGATGCTGTTTCCTGAGATCGAACGAGGACCAACATGGACAACGGATTGGATGCGGGTATGCCTGGTGCGATCGCTGCTCAAGAAGCCGAGGCCGGAGCGCGAGGCGTTATACCGACTCTGGGAGCGCAAGCACGGCCGACCGAGCGCGCTACAGCTCAGCCGGGATGTGGCAGCAGAGTGGCGGCGACAGGGCAGGTGTGACGCCGGCGAGACAGGCGGCGCTCGATGCGCACAAGCGTCGGATGCGCGCGGCGTTCTTCGACCGGCCGGTGTTCTGCACGCGATGCCGGCAGTGGGTTGATCGCGCGATCACTCACATGGTGTCGATCGGCAATGGCCGCGGCCGCGTTGAGTGCCGCCGGCACGCGGAGGGCGCATGACGCAGCTGTCCTTCGACTTGGGCGCGGCCCTGAAGCGCGATGGCCAGCGCGCGGCGATTGAGGCCGCCGGAGACTGGGCGGACCGGGCGATCGCTGCGCTGCGCACTTTCCTCTCGACGCTTGAGCAGGATCAGGCATTCGCGATCGAGGACTTCCGGCAGTGGGCCGCGATCACCGGCGAGCTGGATCCTCCGTCGCATCACAACGCCTGGGGAGCGCTGCCGCGGCTGGCGATCCTCGAGGAGCTGATCGTCTGGACCGGCGAGTACCGGCCGGCGGTGTCGGCGCGCACGCACGCGCACCCGGTGCGGCTCTATGTGCGGAGGCGGGTGTGAGCACGCTGTACCGCGAGTTCGTCCTGACCCGGCCGGAGATCTGGCGATCGCTCGTCGCGCTCATCGCAGGCAACGCGCGGACGTACCTCGAGCGCGGCAAGCCGCTGCGCGTGATCGTGACCGAGGAAGAGCGCAAGCGGACATCCGAGGCCAATCGCTTCTACTGGGGCCCGGTGCTGACGACGATCGCCGAGCAGGCCTGGGTGGATGGGCGCCAGTTCAGCAAGGACACGTGGCACGAGCACTTCGCGCGCGAGTTCCTCCCGAAGGAGGAGATGGTAATGCCCTACGGCGAGATCGTGGCCAGGCGCAAGAGCACGACCGAGCTGTCGGTGAGCGAGTTTTCGGAGTACCTGCAGCGCGTCCAGGCGGCTGCGGCAACAGAGCTGGGAGTGGTGTTCGAGTGACCGGGAGCGAGTACATGGGCAAGGTGGCCGCGCTGGGCTGCTGCATCTGCCGCCGACTTGGGTATGGTCCGACGCCGGCGCACGTCCACCACCGGCGTACTGGTACCGGGGCCGGCAAGCGTGCGTCTGACTTCGATACAGNCCCGCTGTGTCCCGAACACCATATCGGGGTATCTGGGCTCCATGGGATGGGTCGTCGCGCTTTCGAGGCGGCCTACGGCGTCACCGAGCTCGAGCTGGTTGAGGAAACTCGCAGGGCAGTGGAGGGCGCGCGATGAGCAAGGCGATCCGCTGGACCCCTGAGCAGCTCAAGGCACACCAGGCGCGTCGCGCGTCGCTCGAGGCCATCGAACTGCCGCAGGCGCCGACCGTCGATTCGCTCTCCGCCATCGTCGCCAAGGGCACGCCTCGGGCGTCGAAGATGAACAAGCTCGAGGCGGCTTACGCGCAGCATCTAGACGCGCTCAGGCATGCCGGCAAGGTGCTGTGGTGGAAGTACGAGGCGGTGGGACTGCGCCTGGCGGACAAAACCTTCTATCACCCGGATTTCATGGTGCTGACCGCTGATGGCGTGCTCGAAATCCACGAAACCAAAGGCTTCATGCAGGACGACGCGAACGTGAAGCTCAAAGTCGCCGCGTGCTCCTTTCCGTTCGTTTTCCGGCTGGTCAAGCGCGCGGCCAAGAAGGACGGCGGCGACTGGCTCATCAAGGAGGTGTGACGTGGCCCTGGTCCAGTACATGACGATCGCCGGCGCGCCTGGCCGGTATTTCGAGTGCAAGCCGTTTCGTGCGACGCTCTCGACCGACCGGTGCGCAAGCATGTGGAAGGCGAAGCGGGAGCAGTGCCTTTACTGCCCGATCGGTGCAGCGCACGCCGGGGCGCCCGAGCGGATGAAGACCGTAGGGAAGTGCACGTGCTCGCGCTGCCATACCGAGTCATCGCGGCTCATGTCGAGCGGCATCTGCGTGAGTTGCTACAACCGCCAGCGCGAGGTCGCCGCCGGCCGCAACGGCAAGGGCGTACCGCCTCGGCCGCAGGAAACCTTCTGGAACACCAACGACGACATCGTGCTGACGAAGACGGTCGTCGTTCATCGCCTGACGATCGGGGTGATCGGTGGCGCACGGCGCAACGCACGTGTCGCCCATGCGAATGCCGCCGACACCATCGAGGCCATGATCAATGTACTTCGCAAGGACGGCGGCGCAGCCTTCATGCGTCGCATGCCGACCGCCACGCGGCAGTTGTCCTTGTTCTGTGGCATTTGACCAAAGGGGATACCCATGACGAAAGCTGAACTCATCAATGCCGTGCACGCCAATCTGGGCGAGACCGTATCCAAGGCCGACATCGAGCGTGTCCTCGATGCGCTTCCCGCTGCGATCGCCGAGGGCGTGAAGGCGGGCGACAAGGTTTCCCTGCCGAATCTGGGCAAGTTCTCTGCCAGCGAGCGTGCCGCGCGCACCGGTCGCAACCCGCAGACCGGCGCTGAGGTGCAGATCGCGGCCAAAGTGACGCCGAAGTTCGCTGCGGCGAAGTGGTTCAAGGATCGGGTCGCGGGCTGACAAGGGGGCGCCGATGGGGGCGGGCTGGGAAATTACGGATCACGCTTGTCGCGCTTGCCTGGGTCGCATCCTGACCCGCAAGCGCGACGATGGCGTGCTCGAGAGCCGTTGCTCGGAGTGCGGCCTGCATGCAGAAGGCGGGCATCGCAAGCTGTGCGCGTGCGGCGTGAAGCTGCGCACCGGCAAGAATGCGGGGCTGCGCTGCGTGCGTAACCCCGACATCCGGCCCGAGGCGCCCGCTGAGATCATCGTCGTGCATCAGGACGAGGAGGCCGCGGCGTGAGCTTTGTCGTGCCCGTAGAAGGTCTGGCCGATCCTGCATCGTTCTACCGCCGGCTCGTNGATGCNTGCGAGGAGTTCGCNCACCTNAAGGANGGCGAGCCGGNGGTCCAGTTCCTGCTGAAGGAGGATCCGGTCTTCCGGCAAGGGCGGCAGGTGCTGGGCTCGGTCTTCCTGCCGTCGGTGCAGGGGCAGTTGCGCCCGCTGTTCGATTGGATGCTGGGGCGCCTCTTCGGCTCGATGCCGGACTTCCTGGTCGTGCTGGACAAGGAGTACTGGGAAGAGGCCGACGAGCGCCTGCGCGAGATCCTGATGTACCACGAGATGTGCCACATGGGGCAGGCGGTCGACAAGGATGGCGTGCCGCGCTTCGATCGTGATACAGGTGCGCCCGTATGGTGTTTGGTCGGACATGACGTAGAAGAGTTTGTAGCCGTGGCGCGCCGATATGGCGCTTGGAATGACGAGTTGCGAGCGTTGATTGCTGCGGCATCCTGATTAAAGAGAGTGGGTGATGGCAAGGCTTACCGAGGACCAGTGGGCAGGAATCCGTGCGGAACGGGAGGCGTCAGGCACGAGCTTCCGTGAGCTGGCAGCAAAGTACGGCGTAAGTGACGCCGGCATCATCAAGCGCGCAAAACGAGAAGGCTGGAGCGACGGCCGCAGCGTCGAAAAGTTGGTGCTTGAGAAAGTTAGCGAGAAAGTTAGCGGGATAGTTAGCGGCGCGAACCCTAAAAAAAGAGCAGAGGCAATCGACGCGGAAGCCGAGCGCCGAGCTGGTGTTATCGACCGGCATCGCGACGAGTGGCCGGCGATGCGGGAGATGGTCGAGAGCGGTCGGCGCGCGCACAAGGACGCTAAGAACCTTGGCCAGAAGCGCATTGCCTTCGAGGATTTGAAGGCTGCCAAGATCGCAAGCGAGACTATGAAGATCATTCAGGACNCTGAGCGCAAGGCGTGGGGGCTCGATCAGATTGTTGATGTGACGACGCTCACAGATGAGCAGTTGCAGGCGCTGGCAAAAGGACGGATGCCAGCATGACGCTGAAGATTGCCGGGCAGAAGTTCGGAAGGCTTACCGCAGTGCGGAGGGTCACGTCGAACCTAGGGCGGAAGGCCGTTTGGGAGTTCTTGTGTGAGTGCGGGGGTGTTGCTGTGCTCGAGGCGACGCGCGTGGTTACTGGACGCACTGAAAGCTGCGGGTGTCTTAGGCTTGAGCGGCTGCGGGCGGCAATCTCCCCCGAAATGATCGGGAAAAGATTCGGCCGGCTTGTTGTTGTGAGCGAGGCAGGCCGCTGTCGCGATGGCGCTATCTCATGGGATTGCTTGTGCGACTGCGGCAATCAGTTCGTCGCCTCTGGGAAGAAGCTGAGAGATGGCCGCATCGCATCATGCGGCTGCCGAAAACGCGAGGCGATGATCCAGGCGCGTCGCGTGGATCACACTGGACATCGGTTTGGGCGCCTGGTTGTTGTTGAAGAGGTCGGCGCGACCGCCGCAGGTATCAAGATGGTGCGCTGCTCGTGCGATTGCGGCGGCGAGAGGGTCGCACCAATCAATAGCCTGACATCCGGGAAGACAGTCTCCTGCGGTTGCGCAAGGGTGGATCGAGCAAGCCCCCCTTTGATGCCTGAGCGAGCACGAAAGTACAGCGCGGTGCGGCTCAATAAGCGGAGAGCCAGAAAGCGCGAGGCAGGGGGCGAGTTCTCGGCTTCAGAGGTGGATGATCTCTACCGTCGGCAGCGAGGGCGCTGTGCAAGCTGCGGCGCATCGTTGAACGGCGTTTTCGACCGCGACCACATCCAACCTCTCGCTTCTGGCGGAAGCAACGACATCAAGAACATTCAGTTGCTCTGCCCCCCCTGCAACAGAAGGAAGGGAGCGAAGGATCCAATCGCTTGGGCGGCTGAGAACGGAAGGCTTTTGTAATGGCGGTGCCGCTGGCGCTGCGTGCGGCAGCCGAGCTTGAGCGCAGGCGTCGACAGGCGGAAGTCATGTCGCAGATGAATGGGGATGATTTGCGCATCCCCGATGAAATGTCGTTTCGAGAATGGTGCGAGCGCCTCGCCGAGAGAGGCATGAAGGTGGACGGGAAGCCGTTCCGACTGGATAACCGGGCTGCGCTCTTGCCTATCTACGAGGCTATCCCCTCGACGCGCGAAGAAGCGGCGGGGAGGATTCTAATCATTCAAAAGGCGACTCAGCTCGGACTGACAATCCTCGAAACGCTGGCCTCGATTTACATGGCAGTTAAGTGGGGGCCTGTGACTGTGTCGATGTTCATGCCGTCGCAGTCGGTGGCGATCCACAAGTCCGAGCACCGCTTCATGCGCATCGTTCGCAGCGCGCCCGACCTGTATCGGCTGCTGACGACGGGGCGAGGTGTCGACGGCAAGGAGGAGGTAGTCGGTGAGGGCAACGTGCTGACCAGGAGGGTCAGGGAAAGCCTAGTCCTTTTCTTGTGGACAACCGGCAAGGTAACCACTGAGTCTATCCCGGCGGACATTGTTACCCTGGATGAAGTGCAGGAGATGACGCTTGATCAGATCGACAAAGTGATGGCGCGGACTGGCGACTCAGACATTGCATTTGTCTTGTTGCTGTCCACTGCGAACATGCCCGACCTAGACATCAACTTTTGGTACCAGCAGGGTGATCAGCGGGTCTGGAACACCGAGTGCTCGATCTGCGGCGCGCTATCCGACCTTTCTGACCCCGCGGGGATCTTCCCCGGCAAGTCGATCGGCTACAACAACGGCGACGTGCCAGGTGTGCCACTGCACGAGTACTACTGGCGCTGCCCGGAGTGCAGCGGGCCGATCGAGGATCCGCAGCGCGGGCGATATATCGCCACCAACCCCGCCGCGCCGGCGAACGCGTGGTCGTTCCTGCTGCCGCGCACGATCAGCCCGCGATTGACGCCGCGCGCCATGTTCGAGGCCTGGGGGCGGGCGAAGACCGGCGACCAGAAGAAGAGCTTCTACAACCGCACGCTGGCGCGCCCATACATCGACGCCGACCAGCTCCCGGTGACCATGGCGCACTGTGACGCCGCGGTGGCAGAAGGGGCGCGCATGGGGGTGCGCTGGAAGTCGTCCGGGCGCGATACCTACATGGGCATCGACCAGATGGGCGGCTTCAACGCGGTG